GGTGTCAGTGTGCCTGATCGCAATGGTGCAGCCATACGCTATGAAGGTGGTAGCCTGTCACTGTCTGATGACTACTTCCATGACAACCAAGAAGGACTGCTTGGTGCTGAGGATGCGACAGGCAGCATCAGCATCAACCATTCTGAGTTCAGCCACAATGGTGATGGCAGTGGATCAACACACAACATCTATGTAGGAGCCATTGCCAACTTCAGCATCACCAACAGCTACGTGCATGATGCAGTCGTAGGCCATGAGATCAAGTCACGTGCTGCCAACAACACGATCACAGGGAACCGTATCTTTGACAATGATGGCAGCGCCAGTTATAGTGTTGATCTGCCTAACGGTGGCAGTGCTGCTATTAGCAACAATGTTATAGAGCAAGGTGCCCACACACAGAACCCATTCGTGTTTGCGTATGGTGAGGAAGGCATCACTCACGCAGGTAGTGCCTCAATCAGCAACAATACCATCGTCAATGATGATCCAAGCGGTGTTGGTGTATTGTCACCTACACCTGTCAGCTTCACTGGCAACCAAGTGTGGAACCTGCCTAACCTTGGCAACGTCAGTGCATCCAACAACATCGTGCTGCTCTCTAGGCCAGTGCTTGACACCACACCACTGACCTTCATCACCACACCACCACCGACGCATGGCCATGGTCATGGCAAGCCGCCAAAGCCAAGGCTGCATGTCTTTCTCAATCCCATGCCACGCGGCATGTTGGCTGTCGATCTACTGCCTCGCGTGTAGGAGCCAAGCATGTCCAACAGTCCGACTGACGTATTCAAGCACATCAAGATGCAAGGACCGGATGACTGTTGGCCATGGACCACGGGCACATGGGGCGGTCGTCAGTCCGACAGGCGCCCCTACTTCCAGGCCGGTAGCAGGCGCAGGATCGCCTACAGGTGGGTCTATGAACTCGTGAATGGTGAACTGCCAGAGGATGCCCTGATCCTCCATAGCTGCGACCAAGGCGGCTATCCCATTGGGTGTTGTAACCCTGCTCACATGAGGATTGGGACCCACGACGAGAACATGAAAGACATGACGGACAGGCAACGACACGGTGTCCCACACATGGTGGTCCGAGCCATTCGTCGGCTGATCGAACAGGGCGAGACGCAACAGAACATCGCTGACCGTTATGGACTGACACGAGAAGCAGTTAGTGCAATCGCCACAGGACGGACGTATAAGCATCTGGACTAGAAGCGCGACGCGAAGCGGCGCTTCTCCGTATGCCGCCGCAACCGCTACTGTGGACACCAATGCCAGACAAACCACCATTCGATCCACAACGCTGGGCTATGCTCCTATTAGGTGTATTAATTGTCACACCATCACTGATCGTATTAGCCATGACATTGCATTGTCTCGTCTCATTGGACAACGAGTGTTGGGTGACAGTGACCAAGGGCATGTTTCGTGATTGGCTCGTTGAGATAGTTCCTGTATTGGTTGCAATCATCATGACAGGACGGAACAAACAGCAATGAAAGCACCACCACAAGGCCAATCCCTATGCGTCCACTGTGGCAATGCTACTGTGGCCACAATAGACAGTCGTGTCATGGCCAGCAACTGGCGTATGAGACGAAAGCGTTGCACTAGCTGCGAGCACAGATGGACTACATACGAAGTGCCAGCAGAGATGCTTGACAACTTCAAGTACATCCTTGAGACAATGCGGCTCATGGGCAATCATGTCCATGCCATTGGGCTGCTGCTTGAACAGACACGTCATCTGTCAATGATACAGGAGGGTAAAGATGCCAACAGTAAGCAGAGCACAACAAAGGCTGATGCATGGCATAGCATCAGGCAACATCAAGCCGACTAAGGGCAAGCCTAGTCGTAAGGTAGCACAGGAGTTCGCTAGAGCAGACCATACTAGAGGCAGCACCAAGCTGCCTGAGACGACAGGACAAACCATACTACGAGGAGGCAAAGTGTAATGCATAGCGTATTCGATAAGTTCAACACACCTGACTCACCACTTATGTTCCCAGTCGGTGAGCGCAAGGTCGGCTGGCTACAACGCGATGGCAACTATCGTGAGACCAAAGGCCACAAGGCCATCATCCGTCTCAACAAGCAAGGAGACAACGCCCAACTACTGAACATCGTTGGTGCCAGCTACCGACTGGTCCACAACCGTGAACTGTTCGTTGCTGTTGAGGACGCCATGATGCAGGAGATGCTACCTGAGCATCTGCATGATGTGCAGGTCACTGATCGTGTCAGTGGCTTTGGCAAGGTTTGCTATCGTAACTACGTGTTCCCATCCATCAAGTGCCGACTGCCTAAGTCACCAAGTGACATTGCCTTCCGCATCATCGTGCAGAACGGCTATGGTGGTTCTGCATTACGTATGCACGCTGGTGCCATCGACTTCTACTGCACCAACGGCATGATACGTGGTGAGTATGTGTCCACTTACAGGCGTCACACCAGTAGGCTGACACTGCATGGCCTCAATAGCTCCATCACCAAGGCACTGCTTGACTTCAGCAATGCACGCTATGAATGGGAACAGTGGAGCAACACACCAGTGCAACACGAGAAGGCAATGGAACTGTTCCGTGCCATTGCATCGAGTGAGAAGGTGCAGGAGCAACTCAGTGACCAATACCTACAGGAGAGTGAAGTGCGAGGCAACAATCTGTGGGCAGTCTACTCTGCACTCACATACCATGCATCGCATCCTGACAAGCTACGTGCATCCGTAGAGGAACAAGACAATGTAGCTGCCACCATGCTACGACATGAGTTGGAAGTGACCAAGTGGACACAGAGTAAAGAGTGGAAGCAGTTGGAAACTGTGTAGTGTTCTGTAGCCTCACTTGACACAACACTCATAGTGTGTTACTATATGGATACTAGAAGGAGAGGAGTTATGTAGTATGTCGCTTAGCCAACGTGACAAGAATAAGATCACAGACGGCCTCAACACACGGTTCTCAGACATCGGCACTAAGACTAACACATGTCCACCATCGACGAAGAACACTGAGCCAGCAGCATGGGAGTTCTTTGTTGCTGCCCACCTTCACTCATTGGCTAGTGGCCGCTTGCGAGAAGCACGATCAAAGGCCGTTCGATTAGGTGTCATCTTCGATCATGAAAAGCATCCTAGAACACAACAGGACTCAGGCGTAGTCTATCGTGGCGATAACATTGTCATCACGTTGACTGTGAAGGCGCCAACTGTCACAGTAGACGTAGACGATCTCTGTGCTTTCCTGATCAGCCAAGGAGTAGACGAGACACTCATTCAGATCGCTTTGAAAGAGTCAAGGAAGGAACGCCGAGCCGCACATGAGTTCCGTGCTTCACTCTTGACTGAGGACTAACACATAGGCACCATGCAGTATCGGCTGCATGGTGCCGTCCGTGTTTGTGGAGTGAACTCTGTGGCAGTGGTGATTAACTTGGCAGAACAGCGCAAGTCTAAGCCTATCCCACCTAAGACTGCAACCTTTGAGCATGGAGGACAACGATACACATGTAGGTTTGATCCCAATGCTCCACGAGAGCAGCAATGGGTGTGGACTGTATCCTATGTCCGCACGTATCAATACTTTGGCCATGCATCAACAATGGAAGGCGCAGCAGCCACCGCACGCAGAATAATACACCAACTGAATGTGCGAAGACTCAAGCAGGAGGAGAATGATGGATGAGGAAAGCCTAACACATGTCGTCTCGCCTGATGAGACGAATGATCCTGACAAGCTCGTAGACAGCTACGATACACCTACACAACGAGCATCTATCAATCGCCTGTCAGTCGATGACTTAGACGCATGGCTAGATGCGATCCGTGCAAGACGACTGGCTACTGTGCAGAAGCTAGAAGCAGCAGCCCGTGTGCGTGCTGATGAAGTGCGTCTGTCTGCATTCCTCAAGTATGAGAAGCAGTATCAGCGTGCCAAGTCTGCACTGGCTAGGCTAGACGAACAGATGGGCAAGGTAGAACTTGTCATACACAAGTGTAGACTGCTTGCATTGGCAGCAGAACTAGAAGTGTCAACAGAAGGAGACTCAGATGCCGACTGTTAAAGGGCCAGTCCGTGCCCGTGATCTGCGCGCCAACATTGCTGAACACGGCTTTGAGAATGGCGTCGTGTATACACTTGAACAACTCCTTGACGAGCACACGCAGGACAGGCAGCATCTCCGTGAGATGGCATCATTGCTCAATCAGTGCATGGATCACTTGAACAAGATGATGGCTGTCGGCACAAGCATCACGCAGGAACTCGATCGCATGAAGCGTGAGCGAGATCAAGGAGACGACATTGACCACAGTGAAAGGAACTAATCATGTATTGCAACTATCCGATGTCATGCCAGGAGATAAACAGTTAGAAGCGTTCGACTACACGAAGCTGACTGCCATCAACACATGTCCTACGTGGGGCATCACACGCTATCAGATGAACTTGCGAATGCCAGCACAGGGTCGTGCATTGGCACTCGAAGCTGGCCACGCACTGCATGAAGTGTTTGCGTTCATCCGTCTTGCATCGTTGCTGTCTCAGCTTGAGGAGCAAGGCAAAGACAAAGACTACATAAACAAAGTGTATGCGGGGCATGGCACGCGACTGTTCGGTATAGAGCGACTACGACACATCACAGAGCAGATCAGCACAGCCACAGACGTGCCTGACGTGTGTAAGCGCGGTGCCATTGCTGTGCTTGACACGAGTGGCTACTACGACGACCCACGAGACAAGCGACGCACATTGTCCAACATGGAGGAAGCTGCATATGCTTACATCAACCGCTGGCGTTATGATCATCCTGTGTGGTGCCGTAGTCTTACTGATCCTACAGCCGATGTGGGCATTGAGATACCATTTGAGCTACGCGCTTCTATTACTGGCCACGATCTGTTTCAGTTTCGTCTTGTTGGTCGGATCGATGGCATCCACTATGATGGTGCGAAGCGTCTCACGATCCACGACAACAAGACTGCCAGCAGGCTGAGCGATGCTTGGTCATCGTCTCAGGTGACGAGTCATCAATACACTGGGTATTGTGTGGCAGGCTCTCACTTCACACAACAGGTGGTAACACGTTGCAATGTATTAGGACTTGCATTGCCACAGCCACGGACGTATGAATACGGAGGCTTTGCTGCTGAGAGCATGGACCGACACGATCATCACCTAGTGCGATGGGTGGACTGGATCGTCCATACGCTACGGATCGCACAGCTATACCATCACGACCCTATCGCAGCACCGAAGTATACACATAGCTGCAATCGCTACTTCAGGCCCTGTGCTCTCATCCCGTTCTGCTACGGAGACGACAACGAACAGAACCGTATACTCGGTGAGATGGAGTATGACGCATGGAGTCCATTGGAGAAAGGAGTGCTAGACGGCGTAGGTTCAGAGTAGTCCCAACCCTAGCGAGGATCATCATGGATGCAATAGAGTTCCGTCAGGCATACAACACAGCAGTCAATGCAGCAGAGAATGTAGAGGACATCTTTGTGCGGACTGCACTCCTAGACATACTGCAACTCCTAGCAGGATTGCAGGCTCAGATTGAGGAGCTACAGCTACAGGATGATTGCTGATGTCTCAGACACTGCCTCAGTTCCACAAACCAACGTTCGATCGCAGCAAGATGTATGTTCTAGTGTGGGGAGGATCAGGATGTGGCAAGACCACATTGGCGTCAACAGCACCAGATGGCAAAGCCTACATTCAGTTCGATGCGCAAGGGCACACAAGCATAGCCAACCGTGATGACATCGCACTGTTGGACCTGAGTGGATGCACGTTCAGGACAGCAATGATGGAGTTCAACAAGGCTGACCCCTTTGGCATGAAGGCGTTCATCCTTGCCAACCCATACATCGAGACGATTGTCATCGACAGCATCACGACACTTGCATTCCTAGCATTGCAACATGCTGTGACGATTGCAGGAGGCAAGTCCTCTATCGACGTGCCAGGACAGAATGGCTATGGTGTGCGTAACAACGTCATGCGTCGTGTCGTGCAGTCCATAATGCAGATAGCGAGCGAGACCAACAAACATCTTGTCATCATCACGCATGACAAGGAAGGCGAACAAGACGACAATGGCAGGATACTTGAGATCACCATGTCGCTGTCATCTGCATTGGCCAATGACGTTGCACTCAGGTTCAACGAGGTCTGGTTCATGAAGGACACAGGCACAGAGCGTCGAATATACGTGCGTGCATTCGGTGTGTTCAAGCCGATGAAGACTAGGATGTTCATGACTGACCAAGGCTCGCACTTCGTATGGCATTACAATGCCGATACGCTGACAGGCGACGGTATTGCTAGTTGGTTCAATCAGTGGAAGGAGAACGAAGGTAAGAAGATACCAATGCCAAAGAAATAGGCTGCCACCGTCAGATAGCAGCCTAAGTTTACCACACAAGACACAGTGACCTGACCCCTGGAGGAAGTCGGTCCATCCATACGTATCCCCTCAGTGAAAGGAAATCAAGCCCCATGAGTGGTTCAAGCTCGATCATGCGCTTCAGTCAGGACATTGCGTCTGCGGAAGCACCGCCCCCACTGCCCGCACGTCAGTATCGTGCTGAGATCATTGGTGCCAGCATTCGTCCTGCCATGTCATCTGGTGTTGACTATCTCAACTTGCAGTTCCGTGTGCCAGCAGAAGAGTATCCTGCTGACTATCAGGATGGTGATCCTGATGGGACAATACTCTACTACAATCGCATACAAGCCAGTGACACTCCTACCAACAGGTATCGTTGGCGTCGTGCGATGGAGCGGATCGGTGGTCCGTTGTCCATGGAGATCGACTGCAATGCCCTGATTGGTCTATGGGGCAACATCGAAGTCACGCACAATGAGTATGAAGGTGAGATGCGGGCACAGATTTCTAAGCTGCTGGACCCGTAATATCATGCATGTGCGCTTGCATTCAGTGAGCGCACATGCTACCTTCTACTGGCCGTTATGGTGCTCTCAACTTAGGAGGTTTCATGTCTACTACCCAAACCGTGCAGCGTCCCATGCCCATCGCTGATCCTGTCCAGCCGAAGCCCAAGCGCACACGCTCGCCGTCTGTCGCCAAGCCTGCCTACATCGTCGTGCAGGTCATGGACGAACAGGGCCAGCCGCAGTCGTTCGACAAGAAGCGTGTGAAGATCATCGCCGTCGAGAGGCAGGCTGACAAAGTGCTGGAAGCCATCGAGGCTGGCAGCTATCCTAATGCCTTCTACCTGCGTGTGATTGTCCCAGGTGGCTCTAGGGCAGGCTCGCCCAACAAGCCAAAGGACTGATCCTTGCAAGGTCACATTGCAGGTTGAAGGGGAGGGCCGTAGCGTGGAAGCGATACGGCCTTCTTCTTACAGTGCTACATCTCACACTAGGAACTGCACACATGGACATGGAATGGGACGATCTACAACAACAAGCCATTGAGTCATGTTGTGATGTTAGCAAACGCATTGTCGCAGTGACAGGTAAGGCAGGCACAGGTAAGACTGTGTTGATACGAGAGGTTGCCCAGCGCCTAGAGAATGCAGGCTACACTGTGCAAGCCTGTGCTCCTACTGGTAAGGCATCGAAGCGCATCCAAGAAGCCACTGGTCTACATGCAATGACCAATCATCGTCTGCTTGGCTATGGGATGCCACGTGAGATAGAAGTAGATGATGACAAGACAGGCGACAAGAAGATCGTCTCAGTGTCCACTGGCCCACGACACAAGGTAGGCAATCCAATGCCCTACGACACCATCCTGTGTGATGAGTATGCGATGGTGAACCAAGAGATCAATCGCAATCTGATCGATGCATTACGTGCTGGTGCTCGCATCTGCATGTTCGGTGATGTCAATCAGTTGAAGCCAATTGAAGAGGACCGTCGCCTTGACAGTCAGCCATCAGCCTTTGAGAACGCGCTCACGCGGTTCGGTGGGATCACTCTCAACACGATCCATAGGCATGACGCAGGCAGTGGCATTGCTTCAAATGCTGCACTCATCCTGCAAGGAAGGATGCCCCGTGTTACTGAAGACTTCAAGATCAGGCAGACTGACCAGCCTGTTCGTGCAGTGCAGGAGTTCATCAGCTTGTCAAGCGAAGCAGGACATAGCTATGCTGATACAGACCACCAGATCATCACCTGCATGAACAAGTCATGGATTGGCACACAGCGTCTGAACCTGATCATCCAGTCCATGTTCTGGCGTCGTGAACAGCCGTTCCTTGAGTTGCCACGCTATAATGTAGCAGGCAAAGAGCAGCCTCCCATACGCATCCAAGTGGGCACTAAGGTAGTCTACACATCCAACTCGTATGACTTGGATGGACAGGGCACTGCATATGCATTCAATGGTGAGACAGGCATTGTGCAGAACATCGACTTCATGGAAGGCAGCGTAGAGATTGACTTCATGGATCGCACTGTGGTCATTCCTCCCATTATGATCGTCGTCAAAGACAATGGTGTGGTGAGTGAGCAAGACCCTAGGCGCAACATCGACTTGGCCTATGTGGTCACGACACACAAGATGCAGGGCAGTGAGGTCAAGCACGTGTGCTATGTGCTGAACAAGGCTACGCTGTGGGCACAGTCACGCCGTAACATGTATACTGCCATCACCAGGGCACGTGAGCATTGCACAGTGTTCTGTGACCCACACAGCTTAGCTAAGTCAACTCGCTTTGCAGGATGACATACCGGCATCCCTCAGCCGGTATCGTTGCTAAGGCAACGACGTGAGGGACATGTTGCAACATGGAGTACTCCTATGGGTAACGTCACACGGGGTGCAGCACTCGCTGCATTGCTTGCCTTGCCAGCAATGGCACATGCCGATGTGATCCTGACGTTTGGCCAGTCAGCCAACACTCAGGCAATCACTGCCACTGAGAACGGTGCTCAGACTGCGACTACGCTGAGTGCTACTGATGTGGCAATCGGCATCACACAGATTGAGAACGGTGTGCCAACAGCAGCGTTCTTCGATCTGAGTGCAGCCAGTGATGGCAGTGCTGTGCCAATCCTTGGTGGCACTGCACAGAAGTTCAGTGGCTCGTTCAGCATCAACTCGCTGGCGAACAACACAGGCACTAACTTCCTGAGTGGCACGTTCACTGACGTGACATTCGGCACTGGCCCAGGTGGCGCACTGTCAGTTGGTGCTCCTCCTGACTCGCTCGCGTTCACGAGTGACGTGATCACTACACTGGCCTTGCCTGCTGCTATTGGGCTTGGCTTTGCTAATGTGTTGCCTGCCTTCGTTCAGGTTGGTGATAGCATTGGCAGCTTCACAAGCAGTGTCAGTGGCACATTCAGTGCCAGTCCTGTGGCTGCTCCGGAGCCTGCATCCCTTGCCTTGCTTGGCATGGGCGTGCTTGGCATCGCAGCGATGAAGCGTCGTCGTTCTATCTAGTCTAGTGGAAGGGGGATGGGCAACTGTCCCCCAACCTAGGAGTGTAGCCTATGACCAATAATACCAAGCGCCGGACCGTAGCTGAACGAGCTACAATTGATCCTCCCAACGAATACGCCAGTCATCCGTATCACTGGGCATATAATTGCCGCTCGCCCGGTGGCTTCTTAGTGTTTGAGACAAGAGACGGGAAGCTATGGCAAAGCCTTGGCCATACGCTCAACGCAGAAACTCTCTACGAGAGAGGCTGGCGCTATTTAGGTCCTGCCATTCCTCCGACTGTGGAGCCAAGTAAATGATGATTGCGCCTGTTGCCAACATCAGAGAGATGAACAATGAACTTCATGCTGTCATTGGTGCTAGTGGCCTTGTGTTTGACTGTGGCTGCGCTGGCAATCTCAATAGCAGTATTGCAATCGTGGCTGAAGCGCCTGGAGACAGAGAGGTTGCGCTTAAACAACCGCTTATTGGCGGCTCAGGAAAGTATCTGTGGGATCGCCTCCGCACTGAGCGCATCACACGAAACGATGTCTACATCACCAACGTGTGTAAGCGCAAGCTGGTCTCCGCTGCCGACGGCCACGCTATCACAGATAAGCAAGGCAAGATCACACTCAACAAGCAAGAGCGAACTCAGTGGCGTCATATACTTTGGCAAGAACTCAGTCGATTGCCCAATCTGCAATACGTTGTCGCGTTGGGAAGCCTCGCGCTACAAAGCTTGGTCGGATATGAAGCCATCACTCAAGCCAGAGGATCAGTGTTCCCCATCACGCTAGGCGATCGTAGAGTGCAGGTCTTGGCAACCTACAACCCTGCCCATGTGATGCGTGAGCCACGCATGGAGATCGTGTTCCGCTTTGACCTAGACAAGCTGGCACGCCTGCGTAGAGGGGAGTTCAGTGTTCCACGCATATCAACTCTCACCAATCCATCCTTCAGAGAAGCGATGGACTGCATACGTTGGCTCCATACTGTTAAGGAGCCAATTGCCTATGACATTGAGACAATGGCTGGTGAGACAGCATGTGTTGGTTTCGCGCCATCGAATAGTGAAGCGATATGTATTAACTTCCGTTCGCAAGGACGGAACCACTTCACGCTTGGTGAGGAACGCATTGTCCGTCTCGCCATTCATGACCTACTGGACGATGCGCGGCTGCGTTTTATCACGCAGAACGGGCATTACGATGCGTCATGGCTTTGGTTCAAGGATCGCATACGTTGCCACGGCCACTACTTCGACACGATGCTTGCACACCATACATTATACCCACCGCTGCCACATGATCTTGGCTTTATCACAGCCCAGTATACTGACCACCCCTACTATAAGGATGAAGGCCAGCTATGGAAGGAAGAGGGTGACATAGATGCCTTCTGGGACTACAATGGTAAGGACTGTTGCATCACACGCATAGCGTATGAGAAGATGGACATGGAGCTAGCCGAGACAGGACTGGCTTCGTTCTTCTACGACCACATCATGCGACTACAGCCCGAGCTTGTAGAGATGACCAGCAATGGAGTGCTTGCAGATGGAACAAGAAAAGACAGACTCAGTGTTGAGCTTGGAACAGAGCTTGCTGCTGCAAGAGAGCTATGCCAAGTCAAGGCTAGGGAATGCACTGGCGATCCAGCTTACGAACTTAATCCCAACAGTAATACTCAGCTTGCTAAACTCTTCTTTGATGACCTGCACTTGGTCGGACGAGGAAGTTCAACGGATAAAGAAAATCGTGATCGCATTCGAAAGCATCCACGCACTGCGCCAAGAGTTAGAGACCTTGTGCAAGCCATTGATACCTACAAGGAGCAGGCCAAGTTCGTCAGCACCTACATCCGAGCCGAGCCAGACGGAGACGATCGGTGGCGCTGCTCATGGAAGCAGACAGGCGTCTCTAGCGCACCCGGACGACTCTCGTCCGCTCAGACCAACTGGGGGACAGGGCTGAACTTCCAAAACATTCCTGTGAACGCCAAGGACATGTTCATCGCACCACCGGGCTGGGAGTTCTCCTATTACGACATGAGCCAGATCGAGGCCCGCATTGTTGCGTTCCTCGCTGGCATCCGCACATGGAAGGACCAGTTCGAACAAGCACGTTTGAACCCTGGCACATACGATGCCCATTGTGCTTTGGCCTCAAGTATGTTTAAGGTGCCCTATGAGCAAGTTCCTAGAAAGGACTGGGACACGGACGGCAGACCTACCATCCGGTATGTTGCCAAACGATGTCGCCACGGCCTCAACTACAGGATGGCAGCAGACAAGCTCGCCACCGTCACAGGATTGCCATACGTCGAAGCTGAACAGGCTTATCGCCTCTACCACATGGCGAGTCCAGAGATCCAACTGTGGTGGGATGACGTTATTGATCTCGTGCGACGAACCGGACAAGTCACTACTTGTCTTGGACGACGATGGGTGCTGCTAGAGCGATTTGATCCTGTCGCTCTGGACAGCATCGTTGCGTTCGAGCCTCAATCATTGAATGGTGATTGGACAAGCAGCATCATCTACAAGTGTCACTCAGACCCTGAATGGCCTTCGACTGCACGCATCATTATAAATGTCCATGACGCCAACATTGCCTTGAACCGCATCGAGGATGGGCCTATAGTGCGGGGGGTCATGCAGCGTCATGCAGAGAAGCCTATATGGATCAACAGCATACAGAACAGGCTTCGTGGCATGGATGATCCAGAGCCGCTTATCATCCCGGCTGAGATGGGGGCATCACAGCCAGACGATGATGGCGTTCATCGATGGTCTACCATCAAGAAGATATAGGAGACAACATGCCATTTGTTCAAGGCTTCCTTCGTGTCCGATCTGGTGGTCATCCAGATCAAGGACTGCCTGGAGATCAGCCCGGTATCGACAACAGCCTGCCCGGTGATCAGCCGGGTATCGACCACGAACTGCCAATGCCACCCCCAGGTGTGTGGCCTCCTCCTGTGCCGTCACATCCTATTGTCATCGCACCACCCGGCACACCGCCCGGCACCATCTGGCCCAGTCCAGGCGTGCCTACTCATCCCATCGCACCCGGTGGACAGCCACCTGCACCAGACCAAGGACTGCCGCGCCCACCCGGCACACCGTCACATCCCATCGCTGGTCAGACCTACTGGATGCTGGTCTACACGCCAGGACATGGATGGAAGTATGTCACAGTTGACCCGTCATTGAAGCCAGACCACAGCTTGCCTGGATCGCAACCACATCCTGATCAGGGCCTGCCAGGGTCATCGGGACATCCCGATCAAGGCTTGCCACCATCGGCACAACCCAAGCGGTAACACGTGATCCACTACAGTCGGCTTGTGCCTGCTAATAGCTTCATGGGACGATACATGAAGTATATGCAGGCACAGGAGACTGCTGAGATATTCGACTTCTACTGTGGCCTGTGGGCACTCAGTGCGGTGTGTGGACGCAACACCTATGTGTTGCGTCCACGTGCTCCTGTCTACTTGAACATGTTCGTCATACTAGTTGGTGAGAGCGGTGTTGCTCGTAAGACTACGAGCGTCCGCATGGCAACGAACATAGCACGTAGCGTTGTTGGCCTAGACAATTCAATAGGTGTATTGGATGGCAAGGTAACGCCTGAGCAAATGGTTGCCATGCTACAAGAACGCACGATGGAGTATGGTAGTGCTCAGCTATGCATATCTGTTCCAGAGCTTGCAGTCTTCTTGGGCACTGAGCGGTATCTTGCTCATATGCCTGCCTTACTCACTGACTTGTATGATTGCCCTGATAGCTTTGAAGGAGGAGGCACTCTGGCTAGGGGCAAAGTGGTCTTTCGCAACGTATGGCTTTCTTTTCTATCCGCATCTACTCCTATCTGGCTACTGAAGGCAGTCAATCCCAATGTGATTGAAGGTGGCTTCACATCACGCTGTTACTTTGTCATCAGCAATGAGCCGAAGCAACGCATCCCCTGGCCACAAGATGTTGATGCAGACATGTATCAGGACTTGTGTGATGATGTGAAGATCGTTGCAGCAGAAGCAGCATCACGTGGTCCTATCGAAGTTGATCCAACAGGCATTAAGGTATTCTCTGAGTGGTATCGCAATAAGGGACGTGCGATAGACGCATTCAAGCAATCATTCGAGGCCAGAGAAGACGCACATGTGTTGCGTGTTGCAGCACTACTGGCCATCAATGATGGCTCATGGATCATCAAACGTTCGCATGTCAATGTAGCCATACGACTCATGTCCGAGATGAAGGACAAGAGCAGTGGCATCTTTGCCTCGACTGAGGCGAGAACAAAGTTCGCACATGCGCTTGATGCCATCAGGGCTGCGCTCATGTCCTATGGCATGGACCCTGTGCCGCGACACAAACTGTATCTGAAGGCCCGCTCACACATAACAAATGAGGAGTTCCTGACGCTCCTTGAAGTGATGCATGAGATCGGTGCGATCCAGCGGTTCTCGATTGCCGGTGAACGTGGCAGACCTGCTGACTGGATCAGAGGAACAGATGTTCTCTTGGCCAAGGGCCTGGGCGAGACCGTTCTGGATCGGTTCTCCTAGTCATGGAACTGTTCTAATCCCTTAGCTGCATTGAATGATCGCACATCCACATGTTTGCCCACCATGTGTGACATCCATCCATTGAGGGTCTTAATCTGCTGATCAGCCTGTTCGATCACAGGCTTGATTTGTGCTACCAACTGATTGTGTAGCTGCCGCTGCATCTTAGCGTCCAGATAAGGATCGTTGTCGATCTCATCAAGCTGTCGCTTCATGGCAGTGATCTGTGGCTGCACAGTGGACATCAAAGTCTCATGCGTGTTGTTTATCATAGACAACATCTGCCTGATGGTAGGATCAGGATTGACACTACCTTCTCCTGTCTTAGCAATTGGCAGACCACCAGGCTGCGTGTATCCCTCAGCATAGATGTCTGATGCTTTGGGCATCAGGCGCATCTTGTCCATAGCTGCGCTGAAGCTGTCCTCCATCGGGTTGCGATAATTCAGCTTCACGTTGTTGCCCCATATCATGTTGCCGAATGGCGCATTGTCACGCCACGATTGTCCTGCTGTGCCAATCATGCCATCTAGTGCATGTGCAGCACCATGTATGGTAGGGTCGGCTTGTAGGTTATGCCATCCCTTACTCATTGAGTCATATAGCGCATGACCAGAGATGCCATAGATGTTGGACATGAGGCGTTGCATCCAGCCATTGTCATCCTTTGACATGATGTTCGACTGCTGCCGTCCAGGGATGCGTTCTTGTGATCCTACATCTGTGACCATGCCCTTGTTCAATGGATTGCCTTCAACAAGGTTCTTCAGTCCTACACCAATCGGTGGGTTGACATTAGATCCTGCCACGCCAATGCCTGCCTGCACAGCGGGTGGCAATGCAAACATGTCTAGGAAATCACTAGCGCCTTGGATCATACCAGTGCGTGTGCTTGTAGACACATGCTGGCTGAACATGTCAGCGAGTGAATGTATCACACGATGATACATGTCCTCACCTTGTCGTAGCTGGAATGCTCCACTTCCATACGCCAACAACTCCTGGATCATAGGATTTAGGACACGCCAACGCTGTGGCAGGTTGATCTCTGTGTAGTTCGACGGGTCGTGCATGTCATGGAAGAATGGAATGTTTGATGCACGATCATGCGAACTCATGTGTTGATCCAACACATTGAGATGGTCTTTGCCTCCTAGCATTGCAGTCAACAGGCTGGCTGCATTGGCCAGCACAAGTGTGCCAACTGTTCCACTAATGTATGCTGCTGGATGGTCTCTGAAGTTCCTAACAGCACGCACTGTGTCTTGTATGGATGGATTGAGGTATGCAATGCTCTGTCCTGCACGTTGCATGACAGGACTAGCACCAGTCATGCTCGGATCACCAATCACTTGTCGTGTCTCCAATGCTCTGCGCTCAGGAGACAGATGTGCATTCTGCTTGAAGTATGATAGATTAGCACCATCAGAGACAGCCTGATGAATGTCTCGCAGCATCGTGCGCAGATTGATGTATGTAGACGTAAGCCCTCTGGTCCCAGGCAGTGCTATCTTAGTGTATGGTATCTGTATGCCATCAGGATGGAACACACCAGGCACTTGATCAGCCAATGGATTGAAGCCTGCTGTGCTGCGTGGGTTCACATTGAATTGTCTACCTTCATACATTCCTCCACTACCGCCACCTGTTGCACCAACACGCCGTGCCTCTGCGATGGTGCTCTGTTCATAGCGCTGTGTCATGCGCTGTGCTGCTGCATCCACCCACGGATCGCCTTTGAGCGCACGCATCATCTTAGCTGCTGGATTAGCTGGATTGCGTAGGATGTCTGCGATGTTTCGTGCAGTCACTGCTGCACTGCCTCGTATCGCTTCGTTGAACGATCCAATGTATTGTGTTGGATCAAGTCCTACACGACTGCCTATTCTGCCTCCAGTCAATCGCTGTAGCCCTTGGTCGATCATGCCGAAGTGTGTGCCAGGCGCTCTATCCGTAGCGATCTGAGGAATGTTCCTCAGCAAGCTGATGACACTGAACGGTCGCTGCGCTACAACTGTAGCTGCAACACCAGTAGTGCCTGCTTGCATGGATTGCCTGAATGCATCCATGCCATTGAAGACCATGTTGGCTTGTGCCTGATTGTTCTTCAATGCATCATACACACTCGTGTTGTTGATGTGATACGTGTGTGGCATACCTTCACGATATACTGTGATCGTGCGGCCCTCAGCAAACGGTGTCGTAGGACTGACGATCCGAGCACGTGCAGGATCAGCCGCCTGCCATGTCTCAACCTGTCTGATGATGTTGTCGTTCAGCGTGTTACGAGCCATGCCCTCATAGAACTTGCCGTAGTGCTGTGTTATCGAGTCTATGGCGCGTGTGTTAGGTGTCTGCCAGCCCTCACCGCTTGGCTTGGGCGTGAATAGGCTCTGGACGAGATCACCTTCTACATTCGTAGGAGGTAGTGCATGAGGATACTTTGCAAGATACTCTGTAGCCTCTGTTGGCGAGATGCGTCCCTGCGCAACACCCTCATTGATGTTGCCTGTGTGGATGTTATTGGCTAGATCAGCAAGCGCTCTCGTCTGTGGATCAGCCAGCATCGCATTGCGATCAGCATCTAACAGGTTCGTGTGTGTGCTTGTGAAGTTGTATCGTGTATCCTCATCCTGATACGGCCTACGTGCTTGGTTGAGCTGTAGCCTGTTCTGCGCACGGACATCTAACTCAGCAGATGCGTGCATTCCTTTCTCCCACACCAACTGTTGATCAGATGTGAGATTGTCTACTCCTTGCACCAAGTCCTTGAGCTTAGGCAGCACATGTCCTGTGGCATCATTCACACCTGTAGCCATCTGCTCGCCCACACGTGTGTGCATAGCTGCACTACCGTTCGTGGTGCCAAGCTCGGAGGCTAGTTGTTCACCAACTGTTCGGCTAGGTGCAGTAGCATTTACCAATTCAGTCAGCACACGATTGCTGTCCCAACCTGCCTGGGCCATTTGTGTTCCAACAGTGCCTGCCTTCCCAGGCAACGGAGCTTCGCCTCGTGCAGCACCGCTCGTAGTAGGAGCACCAGGAGCAGCCGTTACTCGTCCTGCATCTATTGCATTGAGATTGGCATTGTGTGCTGCTGCATTGGCTACTGTATCTATCTGTGCTGCTTTGCCAGTGAGGAACTTATACGCAGGGTCAAAGACTTTGCCGCCTCCCTTCAACAGTATCCACCCACCTGCTGCGACAATAGCTGCATCAGTTAGGAAGTCTCCCCAGCCTGTTGTCGTTTCACCTGCCTGCCCGTAGTTTGGCATTGGCGGGCTGTCCCTGCTCAGTGAAAGCGTAGGAAAAGGGACTTGTGCCGCAGCCCCCGACTGCGGATTGGCTACAACTGGTTGTGTGTCTGGTTGTGACAGGTCGAATTGCCCAGAGTCATCTGGCTGTGCAGCTACTTGAGATGGCTGTCCTTGTAGTCTTACCACAGCAGGATCAATACCCATGTCCTTGAACGCCTGATCTTGTTGGCGCTCTTGTAACACTTGGGCACCGCCTGTCACAGCGGCACCTGTAAGTGCATTAGCAGTCGTTGCCTCTGGGATGGCCATGTGTGTCACAGCACCTGCTATCCTGGGCACTCCTGGCAATGATGTGATGCCGCGGCCTAGTGGTCCTGTGACATAGCCTGCTCCTGGCACAGCCATACCGGCAGTGCCCGTTGCAAGGTCTTGGACAGTCTGCTCATCAGGTGTCTGTGGCTCCATGTGCGGTATGGTCCTAAAGGCCATATCCTTCGTCTCTTGGTATTGTCGTCCTGCTTCCTCAGCACCAGGAGCAGGAGATAGTCTACCACTAAGTCCTAACTTGCCGGCACCGAAGTTGTATACCATAGGAATGAGTTCGCCCGCTGCACTATACGCAGCAAGTGCTCCTCCAGGCAGTTGCCAATGGCCTTGTCCTTGATCGTCTACACGATACGGACTGAGCTGTGCCATCCATGCAGGTAGCACAGATGTGGCTGCAATGCCAACACCACGTAGCTGTGCGTTGCGTTCTGCAATGCCTTCAGGACTATCAAAGGCATATGGGCTGGGAATGAGGTCACTCATTGTCTACTGCTCCAATGGGTATTGGCCCTTCATTCCCAAGACAACATAACCTCCTCCTGCCTTTGGGAAGATAGGCACCTGTCCTCCCGTCTTGTGCGTGTTCATATAGTCTGCAATGTCCATCTTCACATTGTCAGGGAACTTAGCTGCAATCAGCATCTTTGTTTGCTTCTGCACATTGGGATCAACTACGAGCTGTCCCATCGTTGTGCCACTAGCAGGTTGTGCAGCAGGTTGTGCAGTAGACTGTGTAGGCTGTGCAGGTGCAGGCGATAAGTTCGTTACTGGTTTACCACGGAGGATAGCTCTAGACTGTGCTGGTGTCTCTCCTTGGCCTGCTGGCAGAGTATATCCATCAGTCTGTGCTGTCGATGTCGCTGGTGTCGCTGGTGGTGGAGGAGGTGGAGGAGACGACGGTGGAGGTGGTGATGCTCCACTGCCACCAGCAGGAGTGAACAGTCCTGGGTCCATGCCTGGATTGGGCTTCATGCCAGGATTGATCTTCACCTGATCTTGGATCGCTTGCCTTACTCGTTGGTTCGTCTCATCAGGCGATGCACCAAACGGTATCTGCACGTTGATGGTCACAGGCTTGCCTGTTGCATCGACACCGATGTTCATTGGCATGTTATAGCCAGGAGGCTTCTGTGCATCACCACGTGCTTGTGCTGCTTGCACACTTATTGGCACACTAGGATTGACAGTCAACCCCGTGACATTACCGACATCACCAGCAGCAGGAGTGAAGCCTCCTTCGCCTAGTGCTTTGACTCCTTCTGCTCCTGGCTTCACAGCATTGCCCATCTGTAGTATCTTGTCTGGCGTGGCATAGCTAGCCAAGTTCGTAGTGCCTGGAGTGTTTCCCATCCAGGCGAAGTTCGGATTGTTAGCAAGGTATTCTAGTCCGCCAGGATGTGTCATTGCACCAATGGTGCGCTCAGCAGCATTGTTAGCTATTGTAGCTGCGAGTGCGTTCCTGGCTTGTGCATGTTGTGCAGCCAATTCCTGGCCATACTGATCTGCCTCTAGACCACGATCAGCACGATACATCGTAAGCATTGCCAATGGATTGCCGACATCCTTGGCGAGTGCAAACTCTCCTGGCTGTGGATCGATTATACGAGGGTTGGGCAGTTGATATGCATCTGCTGCGGCCATGACTTACCTCTGACTACTTGCTATCTGATCATCCCCAAACTGTGTGAAGTATTTACTTTGGTCTGATGGGGACAGTGTAGATGATGGCGTCTTGTTACCGTTGGTCATTAAGCCAAGTAGGGTCTTGAAGTCACTGCCCTTCAAGAAGTCTGTCACATTGGTGCCTGCTGCATACAGCCCAGACAGTTGTGGACTGCTTGATGGTATCGCACCTGCTAGTGTCTTAGATGCGTCCTGTGCCTGCTTACCAGCTTCTCCAATCGATGCATTCCCAAGCGCAGATGAATACGCTGCACCTGTTGCTCTATTCTGCAATGCAGTCAGCATGTCCTTCTGGTTCGTGCTTGGCACGATGCCTGGATACTGGAACTGTGGTGTCCCAGCAGTGATGGCTGAACTCAGATCAGTAGCCAATCCTTGCCTGTTGGCATTGTTGATGTCTGCTGCTCCAGCTATGCCCTTGATCTGTGCATCTATAAGACCCTGCCTGAGATCAGCAGAACTACGCCTGCCAATATCAGCAAGAACAGGACCAGCAGCAGTGCCAGTGCGAGCAAAGGTTCTGAGTGTATCCTGTATAAGAGGCCGATACGCCGTCGTGTTGGCATTCGCTGCTGTCTCCGATAGTAGCCCACCTAGATCACTGCCTGACATGGGCCTGAAGTTAGCCAACCGACGCTGTGCAGCATCGATCAATGGCTGTGCTCGTGCAGCATTCAGGTCTGCACGTGCATTGGCTCCTTGTGCCTGTCGTAGATCAGTCGTGTTGCGTGCTATCGCAGCTTGGTCAGCCGCTGTCTGCACTTGCTGTGGCAGCTTGCCAAGCGTAGACACCCATGAGTTGGTGCCAGGATCATACTGGTAGGAGTTGCCTGAGCTATCAGTGTAGCCTGCCTGTCCTAGCCGTGTCGTGTTGGCTGCATTGATACGTGCCTGTATGGCATCGTTCTGTGCCTGTGCAAGCTGTGCAGCATCGATGCTAATCGATTGGCCAGTGCCTCGTCCACTGTTCAGTGCTGTGTAGGCACCAATTCCTGCACTGCCTAGAGCAGCAACACCAGAGATGATTGCGGCTGTTACTGCCATCTCACAACACCTTCATGTAGACGTGTTCTACTAGATCGAAGCCCAGCTTAGGGAACAGCGGCTGCACATCGTAGATGGTCCTGAAGTGATGGATGACCATCTTCACATCTGTCTCTGCCTTGAAGTATGCCAGTGCCGCCTCAGTCAGCAGCGATCCAATGCCCTTGCCACGATGCTTGGTGGCCACTGCTAGTGTGTTGCATAGAGCACACTTCATGCCTGCATGTTGTGGATGCATGGCCAACAGATACATGTTGACACCAAGCAGTTCGTCACCCTCTCGTGCTGTGAACAACAGCAGCTTATCTTCATGGCTCAGGTTGGCAAACGCTGCCCAGTCCATACGCAATGGTGGTATACCATCCTGTGCATTGGTGTCAGCGTAGTAGCCTTTGATCAACTCATCGACTTCCATCACCACAGCAGGCAGACGCTCTATGCTAACACGCATCAGAAGGCACCCTGATTGCCCAGTCCACGCTTCTGATTGGCTGTCGTGTTAGGATCAGTATAGAATGGACTGACTGCGCCTAGCGTGCCGCCTGGATTGATGGCATTAGGATTGGTAGCACCTTGCACTGATCCACCTGCATTCAACAAGTCAGTCAGCGTTGAGAACTTCGTCCCACCAATTGCATTCGTCAGCGCACCGCCAAAGCTAGACAGGTCTGTGCTGGCCAAGTCCTGTGCTTGCTTCGTATAGATCCCTGGATCGAAGTTCTGTCCTGGCATCAGACTGCTCACATCATTCTTAGCACCGCTGATGATGTCATTGATGCCACTACGATCAGTGCCGAGAATGCCACGTCCCAGGTTCGTGATCTGTGATGTCGCAGCAGCACGATCACTGGCCAGCTTAGCGAGCGCAGCGTTGTATCCTGTATCATTCAACGTGCCACGCTTCTGTGCATTGAGCAGTTGGCTACTCAATGGATCGAACTGCGAACTCACAGCCTGTGGCACATATTGATCAAGTGTCGTGTCAGGTATCAGCGTGCTCGCATAGTTAGGCGTGAACGTCTGGTTCAACTGATTGGTTGCTTTGGTTCTGATCCCTGACGTGATGCCACTGAGAATGTCTGTTCCAAGCGTTGGTGAGAACGCTGCACTAGGATTGGGGTCCATGTCCTGAATGGAGCCATACTGTCTCTGCATTGCAGGCAGGATGTCGCTTTCCCAATACTGGCTAGGGTCCAGTCCTTGCTGACGGAACTGAGCACCGATGGCATTCGTAGCATCATCGTAGGCTTTGTTCTTCCTCGCTGTGAAGTCCGTCTCATCCTGTGCCGACTTGGCCTGTGTCGCAGCCGTGTTGGCCTGTGACGTTTGCTGAGCAGCCGCTGTTCGTGCAGCAATGTGCTGGTTCAACAAGTCAGCCCCAGATGGCAGATAAGCTCCACTGTTGACCTGATCTATCGAATAGCTAGGATCAGTATACACAGTTCCATCGACAGGATCGACATACCGTGCTGGCTGTGGAGCAACCTGCTGGACACTGCCTCCTCCACCTTTGCCTCCACCACCACGCATGACAACGTGCAGATCGGGTTGACCACCAGCAGTGAACATCACCCCTGTCCCTTCGCATACTTGTAGATTGCACCGAATCTGGTGAAACCTAACTTGTTGTATAGTGCCCATACGGCTACGGTATCGATGGATGCTATGTCGCCAGTCTGTAACAGCACAGCTTGCTTCTCTTCGATGGCCCAATGCATCATACCACGCATGAGTTGCATTGCGATCTTGGCCCTACTTGGTGTGCCTGCACGAACGAACCATCCATCTTCTACTGCCATCAGCTTAGGACTGAAGAAGAACGGTGTGAGATGTCCTGCTACAAAGCCACACGGCACTTCATTGTCATCCCATGCCATGCGGATGTAGTAGTCAGGCAGATCAAGCGTTCGCTTCGTGTTCATCAGCGTGTAGTTCCAGTCGAACTCAGGCCCATCGACACCGAACGTGCCTGCCATCACTAGCTCTTTGCCTAACTGCACAAGGTAGGCTACCTCGTCTTGCTGAACAGTGCTCACACGCATATGGCTACGGTGTGCATGGTAGGACTGCCTTCCAGTTCACTGTCACGGTGAAGGCTACGGCCACACCGATCCAAATCGTGAAGCTAGAAGCAGTAGGACTCGCTGCCCAAACAGTCACTGATGGTGGATTGCCAAGGCCACTAGCCTCTGTCAACGTGATGTCCATCAGTCGTGGAGTGCCTGGCAGTCCGTGGTTCACAACGAAGCTCGTCGCACCTGGGCTGATGTTGATGGTCCCACGGTTCTGACTTGCATAGCCTAGGTTGTTGGAGATGATCTCATTGGTGCCAGGATACGATCCTGCCTGTAGCCCTGACCCAATGAGTGGATTGGTTCCACTGTTGAGCAGATGGTTGTTGATGATGTGGTATAGGCTAGACGACCCACCGATGTTCACGCCTGCTGCATGGTTGTATCCAAAGCCTCCATATGGCCCAACGATGCAGTTGGCAATACGGAAGTTCTGTCCACCAGCGAAGAACTGAATGCCTGTGCCTGTGTTGCCTGCAATCTTGCAGCAGTCGAAGCTGAGGTTCCGTGCGTTCACATCCTGAATGTTGAACCCGTGGCCCTTGTTGTCAAACACATGGCAGTTGTTGAAGTCTATGCCATCAACACTACTCGCTGCTGGCGATACGATGGAGACGCCATCATTGTCCATGCTTGACATCCAGCAGTCAGCAAACCAGCATCGCTGCACAACGCCTGTGCCAGTTGGTCGAATGTCAATGCCTTTGCTTGCATTGTCAAACCCCGTGTTGACAACCCACATGCTGACAACTGATTGGCCACTACCTGGATTGAGCAGCAAGCACGTGCCACAGGCCATGATCTCAGTGTTGATCAATTGTATACCACCGTTGTTGACTTGCAAGCCAACACCAGTGCCTGGACGTGTGCCCTGTTCAATGATCAGGTTGTCAATCACAGCAGCTTCACCACCTGTGTAGATGATCGCTGTGCCATTGGCTACCCAATTGAACATCTGCCCATCGATGAACATGACATCAGATGCGCCATTGACAAAGATGCCGTTGTAGAACGTGTCCATCCAGAAGTTCTCTAGACGTGACCTAGATGCGGCTGTGTCGAAGCGTAGCATTGCTCCTGATGTTGCTGTGACAGAGCAACCAAATCCCATGTTGGAGATGTAAATCGGCGCACCGAATACGAATGTGCTGGCTACAGCTTGGCTACCCTTGACTGTGGTCGCTGTCCGTCCAGCACCTACCCATGTCATCTGCTTGCTGACTGTGATCGAAGCTGTTGTCTTGTATGTGCCTGCTGGCCAGAACACCATTGCATTGGCAGGCACGCCTGCAATCATTGCATTGATTGCTGCCGTGTCATCAGCTACGCCATCACCGACTGCGTTGTAGTCACGCTTGATGTCTATGTAGTTTGACGACCCACTTGTGCCACCATGAGTGTCCACGTAGTGCTTCGTTGCTGCACCTGTTGGCACCAACGGATCAGCAGACAGCAGCAACGGTCCAGTCATGGTCCCACCAGCGAGTGGAACCATTCCACCAGTGGCAATCGATGCACTGTTCGCAGCCTCAGATGCACTGTGTGCTGCGTCCACTGCTGATGCAGCAGCCTGCTGAGCATAGAACTGTGCAGACGCTGTGATCTCATTCCAGCGTCCAGGGTTCGCTGCACGATCATCAGAGAACGTCGTTGGTTCAGCAGGACTGGTGTGTGCCACCATGCACTGCCATGTAATGCTTGTGCTCTGCTCTATCGCTGTCTGGCCAACTGCATAGTCAGTTGAGTTCTTCCAAATGCCTGTAAGGTTCGGAACAGTGATGAACCTGCCAACCGTGGCATCCAGCACATACCAGTTGTCGTTGACATCCGTATCCCACGGGTCTTGGTCGAATTCAGGGACGTTGAGCCGTAGGATCGGTGTGAGCGTCACATCTATCTCCTTATGCTGCCGTGCAGATATGCCAACGACACGCTAATGATGCGCAGCTTGCGCTTGGTCACTCCACTGATCTTCAGCTTGAACAGCTTGAACTTGGTCGTCCACGCATACAGGCGTTCATCAGACGATCTACGCCCACCACCGTATGCGCTGTCACCATACAGCGTATTGCCATAGCCACCAGCATCACCACCTACGAACGTCATGCTGAGCATTGGCGAGTCTACGCCCTTGCTGGTCTCGATGTTGTCAACGTAGCCTGTGATTGTGAACTCAGCATCACCCTGTGTGTCCAACGCGATGTAGCGCAGTGTCTTGATGTCCATGCGATGCTTGAAGTCCGCCCATGGGAACTCCCAAGTGAATGCAATAGGCTCACCAGCACCTTCGTTCACAGCAGGATCATCCAGACGGTCAGCCCCTGTGTCGATGTTGTCGAAGTCGTAGACATACAGCTTGTTGCCACGACTGAACACGATGTTCTGCAATGCCGTGCGACATGCTGACTGCCATACCCATCCACGCAGTCGTGCCCACGCTTGTATCTTCATCGATGGGATGTTCGTGTAGCTGAAGCAGATCGTCTCTTGGATTGCACCATCAGCATCGAACTCAGGGATGAAGATCATATACCTGAAGTGCCGCAGGTCATACACTGCGAACACATACTGCTGTATCTGTGCAGTTGTCAGTCCTTGGATCAGTCCAGTGATCAACGGATCAATGAGTTGGCTCAGTCGTGTGGGTCGCAGCGTGTTGAACAGATTGATGCGAGTGACCGAGTTGATGCCAACGTTATCATTGAAAAATGTGTCGTCCCCAACCGATACAAGCGAGCGGTGTGCCAGGCAACCATATTCCTCGATGAATCCATCATCCGTAGGTGTATGAACCGCTGGGGTTCCTGTATACACCCCAAGGTTGA